CCATCTTTATTCTCAAAGTATTTACGTCCTTTTTCATTCAATCCACCTTCAGGGTTTTGATATTTTTTAGCAACCATTATTCATTCCAACTTAATATAATTTCAGAAGCATGAGCATTGTTCTGAGTATCTGCATTAGTTAATCTAAACAAGTAAGTCGTCAATCCTTTTAATATTAAGTTGTTACCACCAGCCTCACCTCCAGCACCTTTTTTACCAAGACCACCTGTTAAAATTTCTTGCAATACTAAGGTTCCTAATGAAGTAATCGTTGGATTAACAATCGCTACACCTTGGCTAGTAATGGTGCTTGCTCTATTTCTTTTTATAATAGTCAATGGTGTTCCACCTGAAACGACTGAACCTTCATATAAATAACCAATCGCATTACCAGAAGATAATCCTGAAATACTCATAATAGGATTCATACCGCTTGGAAATGCAAGTGCAATGTCAATGCTTTGTCCAGCTGGCAATGGATCTAAAAAAGTTCGTACATATCCTAACGAAAAAGCCTGACCTTCAATCAGTCTAACTTGTTCAATCTCACGAACAGGATATGCTCCTTTGTATTGTTCCATCTATTTCTTTTTCTTTGGAAAGCCAGCTACCATATTCTTGTAAGCTTTAGGTGATATTGTCGAATCTTCTTTTGATCGACTAGTTCCTTCTTTCTTACGCTTGTTGATGTTGTGATATAAACCTTTTTTCATAAGAATAATCCCTTTCCTAAAGATGTTGTTCCAAGTTGTAAACCACCAGTACCTAGCTCTGGTAATCCTGTTGTTGCTTCTGCACCGACAGGTCTAGCTTTTGCTGCTAATCCACCTGTGCCACGTGTTAGTCTTTTCTTTGATGTTTCTGCTTGAGCAGTTTCACGTTTAGCACGTTTAGCTCCAGCTTTAGCACTGCTTTCAATATCAGATAATTCACCAGCAGTATAATCTTCACGCTTACCAAAAACATCAAAGTCTCTTGAGGTGTATTGTTTCTCTCTCGTGCGTGGATCGACAGTAAATACCGCACCTTCTGGTGCTTTATAACTGACTGATGTTCTGGCTTGTATACCACCACCATAACCAAAGATTGGGTGATAAGATGGTTGATATGGCATACCAAATGGTCCTGTTGCTGGAGAGAACTGCCCCATAATAGTTCTGCCATAAGTTGTGCTAACTTGTCGTTTACCAGGTTGATATTCACCTGATGGCATTAAGAACTCTTTATCTTGTCGCTCTACAGTACGATAACCTTCTGAAATTTGTTTATCAACTTGTGTATTCCACCAGTCTTCAGACTTGAATATATTACGACCACCAGCAAGATTGATTAAATCTTTCTGTGCTGTTTCAGATGTAGGTAGCATTCCTCTTGCCAATGCCATACCAAAGTCTAGGGCTGCCATTACGCTTTAGTCCCTAGCATTTTCTTTTGCTCTTCTTCATCCAAACCTGTTTCTGGTGTGACACGTTGTGCTAACAACATACGCTTACCACCCACAAGTCTTGCTCTTTTAGATGCAGACATTTGTTCTGCTAATGTTCTTTTTTCTTCTTCAGCTGCTGCTCTTGCTCGTTTAGTCTCTTCACGCTGTAAACGTAAAGATTCTTCTGCCGCAGATGTATCTGGCTTACCGCCACCAAAACCACCCATTACAATCTCCTCATCATAAATGTATCTTCTTGATCTGCACTGTAATTCACCATCACACCTTCTTCTACAAAACCTAATGCTTTGGCCCAACGAACAGCGCGTTGATCATTACATTCTACGGTAATCTGAATACGATGTAAATTAAATAATATCTGACAGCTATCAAAGAATGCAATTGCACCTTTAGTCATAGCTATTGGGTATCTTCTGGATTCCTCAGCGAACATAGACCACGCCTCACCCATTCCTTTCCAGTGAAACATAAGACCAAACACAGCGACAGGACGACGATTGACAAACGCAGTAACACAAGGACCGCAGTGAGATTGAAATATAAGAAACCGTTTTCTATCTTCAATCGTAATTGATTGAGATTCATACTCAATTATTCCTTTAAAATTATCTAGATGACTTTCATGGAATGGCAGATAATATCCATTCTCGACATCTGGCATGGCTGTAAGTATTTTATCAACGTGAGTTAAAAACATCGAAGTCGCTATTAACAACAGTTTGTGAGATTAATGTATTTTGTGTTAAGGCGGACTTGGTCATCCGCTTATGCTCTCCACCACCCAAAAGCAGATAACCAAATGCATCACCTATGTGAGAATGTTCATTTTTATTAGGACTATCTTTAAATCGTTCCTGACCAGCACCGACACTGACTCGTTTAAAATGGTAACCACCAGCAAGTGATTTACGCAAACGCTTGCATGATGTATGTAATATGAGTCCAGGCTTGCCAGCAATCAATCGTTGCATCGGTGCAGCCGCAGCTTCACGTCTGACTCTGAAGTTGTTACTGGGTGTAGGTTGTGCTTTTAATCCAATAGTACGTAAGTAATCAAATGCAGTGACTTCATAGATTGCATCACGCTGCATACCCGCTGGGTCACCCCAGACTAATACTTGTGCTTTAGGATACTTTGCGTTGATCTCTGCTAAGAGTTGTGTACCAAATCGCTCTAGTCCCATATCTTCAGTAACGATCTCATGTAAGACAACCCATCGACCATTGTTGAGTCTTTGACCAATGGCTGCTGCTGGAGTTAAACCAAAGTCAAGACCGATATGAATAGGTAGTGTAGGATCGTAATCGATTTCAGAACTACTCATCATGTTGTCATCATACTCTGGCCACACAGGTTTACCTTCTTGCACATAAGTAAACTTCCCTTCAGCATAACATCGGATCCAGTCTAAGTTCTTACCACCCAACATCTGAGCGTAATAGCCACCTGGTAAGTTTGAGACGTTTTCTGCTTTAGGATTAATCGTCCACCAACGACCACCAGCAAAGATGTGATCATTCGCTTCTGGATTCTCAGGCAAGTCTTCAGGATCCACTTCAATCACACCACCTGGCTGATGAAAGAAGTCCCATGCATACTTACCTGTAATCTGATCTTTCTGACTTAAGCGGAACCACCAATGGTCATCATCCATTGGGTTAGTATCCATCCACACTCCATGCCAAGTCGGTCCACCATCCCGCTGCGTAGGATAACGACCAACACGATGAGTGAGACCATCAATAACAGCTTTTGGAAGTTCTCTTGCCTCATTGACCCATGCTCCTGTAAGTTCTAATGATAATAGTTTACGTACATCTTTAGGTTGGTCCAATGCTAAGAAGATCACTTCACAGTCTATACCCGCAGCATCACCGCGGGACGGGAGGCGAATGTGATGAGTGATTGGAGGTGTATATAGCATCGGACCGAAAGTGTTTTCAGGAAACAACTCTTGCCATGTCTTAATGGTTGTTGTCTTTAATTCAGGGTAAGAGTTCCTGACAATTACAAAACGAGTGTAGCGAATCCCGTCAATAGGCGATGGTTTCTGCCTGACGGCCCTCATCATAATCTCAGCAGCACATGCGTAAGACTTTCCTGAACCTACTGGTCCCATCAGTCCGCGAACAAATGCATTGCTTTGGAGAAATTTATATGTCGTTAATGCACTGCTAAAATCCAGATCAATGCCTGGACCCGCTAGTTCTCGTTTACTTCGTTCCTTCTTATTGCTCATCGTCGATGTCTTTGAACTTCATTGTTGCCAATCGTTTGAGTTCTTGATTCTCTTTCCATAGCGTATCAATAATTTCCATAACTCTGGTATTATTTAAGTGCGCCATAGCAAACTCTTCACGCAACTGCTCAATCATTGCCTTGAGTTCCATCTTTAGTCTCCATGTGTTTGATTAAAAATGCGACATAATGTTGACACTTCTTCAAGTCCTCAACACCACCTTTCAATCTCCACCGTAGTGCGTACTTAATAATATTACCATTCAGAAATCCTTCGTACGCTTCTTCTGATAGGTATTCTTTCATTACATCTATAGGTTGTATAGTGTGTCGCTTATAATGGTCACCACCAACTTGGATGTCTTTTGGATCATTCATCTATTTCTATCCTTAATTTTTTAGCTGCTTCTTTAGCCATCTTGTTTGCAATCTCATAATCGGGATTTGGATTTTTTAGTAATTTCTTTATCCACTCCACACTCCGATTATAGTTTTTATATTCTTCTGCTTGCTCTTTTATGATGGCCATAAACTTATCTCGTGCTGCTTTATTCTTCATTGTCGATTGTCTCAGGTGCTTTAATATTAATGCCGATCACTGATGGCTTATCTGAGTCATCAGGATTATCTAGCAAGCCACTAGCTTTCGCTAACAGTCTTAATGTTTGGACTTTGTCCCAGAGTTCGATTTCAATTTCACCAGTCTTTGGGTTCGTCTTGATGCGCTTGATCGCTTGCATTGCATGCTCTGGAATGTCTTTACTTGCTTTGACTTTAACATTGCCTTCTTCATCCCAACTCATAATGTCTGATAGTTTTGTATTCGCCATACACAGCAACGAGTAGGCTACTGCCTCTCGATTTGCTGCAATGGTTGTACTCTTCTCCAAGTTCTTCTGCAAGGCCCTCACGCCACCGTACCCTGACAGACTTGGAATAGGTTTATTTTTGTTTTTTGTTTCAGTCATTAGAAGGGTAAATCGTCTTCAACTTCCATAAGTGAATCCGATGAGACCGAATTCTGTACTGGTGCTTGTGGTTGGGTATTGGTACTTTGTTTAACTGGATTACCGATTTTAATCTTGTACCACTTGTTTCCAGAATTCTGTGAAACGTTTTCGTAGAGATTAATGTAGCATCGTGTTCCATCTGGTAGTAACACTTGGCCTTGGTAGTCGCCATGCCAATCCTCTGTCTTATCGTTGTTAATAAATAATTTGCCTTCGTTTTCTTTCAATTCTAACGGACGTTTATTATCTTCAGCCATTAATGTATCTCCTTGTTTTCTGTTTTTGAATTTGAAATTTCATTAACCATATCGATTAATGCTGAAATTAAACCATGAATTTTATTTTTTGCTTCAGGACTAACATTATCATGCAGTCTTAATTCAACGTCATGACCAATGCCTCGCTCATGTATAATCAAGCTTTTAATACTATTCATAATTCTTCTTCCTTTTCT